CCGCGCCCCCCGCCGGCTGCAGAGCCGCGATATGCTCGCGGACCCGCTCCACATCGGTGCCGTTCGGGATGCCGTCCTCGTGAAGGTCGTACATCAGCGGGAACACGCGGACCGAGCCGGGCCCTTTCCAGAGCCGCTCCACATATACGGTCGGCCGATCGGCGTCGAACGAAACGCCAGGGACCTGGCCTGCCCAGAACACATAGTCCGCAGCCGCGCCGCCATGCGGCGGATTGCGCTTCCGGAACAGGATGCGCTGGCGGTAGCTCTCCATGTCCTCCAGGTCGGCGCCGAGCGAGATGCCGTCGGCATGGACCACCGCGGTCGGCGCCGTGGCGCCGCCCGACGTGACGCCGGAGACGATATCGAGCGACATTCCGCCGGCGGTATTGTTCGCCTTGCCGTCGGTCGCCGAGATGACCGGAACGGTGAGCGTGCCTGAGGTCGCCAGCACGCCGCCCGCGGAGACCAGGAACTCGACACCGTCAGCGCGCCGGAGCCGAGCTCCGGTGTCGACCGTCAGGTTCGTGACCGCGGTGAAAACGACGTCGCCCTGCGCCGGCGCCGCCGGCTTCTGCGGGATGTTGAACTCGATGCCATGCTCGCGGAGGCTCTCGATGTCGGGCGAGCTCCAGGCGAACCGCTGCTTCGAAACGTAGGCCAGGTAGTTGAACGCGTTGAAAAGTCCGCCCGCAATCACCTTCGCCGAGGCATAGACGTTGTTGGGCCAGAGCCAGGCGTCGGTGCCCTTCAGGTTCGCGCGGAAACTGGAGCGCGAGCGCTCGAGCAGGCGCTTTAGCGTCGGGAAATCGAACATGCTGGGATGCCCCTTAGACCGGCGGACTTGACGAGAACGGCTCCGGCGCCGGCGATGTCACCGACTGCTTCCAGATGTCCTCGAACTTGTAATCGTAGACCATCCCGCCGTCGGCGCCATAAAGCCGGACGTCCAGGTTGACGCGGTTGACATCGACCGGGCGCGTCGCGACCACATCGATGCGCGAGCAGACCTGCTGGAAGATCAGCGTCGAGAGCGCGTCGATCGCGACCGCCTCAACCCAGCGGCGGATTTCCTCGTTCAGGTGTGCGCGCTCAAATACCCAGAGCAGCGATCCCATGTCGCGCTCGCCGAGCTCGGGACGGATATCCTCGCCGTCGCCCCACCAGCCGCGCGGATCGTCACCGTCGACCAAGTAGAAAAGCGGATGATCCGGATCGATGCGCTTGTCGGTGAACAGGCAGATGATGACCGCGGTGTGCAGCGCGGCTTGCGCCTGCAAGCCGCCGCGGTTCTGTAGCGGCTCGGTGGCGCCGGCGATCCGCCAATCACCCTGGCCCTGCCAGGGCGCCCAGATCGTATCCCAGAGCAGGATCGGCTGTTCGTCGTCGCCTTCGCTGATCCGAACTCGGAGCGTCGCCATCGATGAGAACTCCTAAACCGCAAAGACCTTCGTGGCGCATCCGCCGGAGCAGAGACCGACAGGCGATCCGCCTTCATCGCCGAGGTCGACGCGATCGGCGATCACCACGCAATGCTGCGTGGTGTGCGTGATCTTGCTGTCGGTCATCACAGTGGTGCTGGAGCCCTTTTCGAGCTTTAGCTCGTCCTCGCTCCAGGTGACCTTGGCGCCCTCGTAGGAGATGACGATGCTGTCGCCATCCATCACGATCGAAATCGTCTTTTCGTCCTCGTCGGACTTGTCGTCGGTCTCGCCTTCGGGCGCCTCGCTATTGCCGGCGTCGTAGCCCTTGCCGATCCGGATGTTGATCTTCTTCTGGTGGACGTGGTCCTGGCTCTTTTCGAACTGCCGGATGATATCGCCGTGCATGTTGAACAGCGCGGCGGAGCCCTCCGGCGTTTTTTTCGGGCGGTATTTTTCATGACCGCCATCGAAGTACAGCGAGCGATCGGAGCGGCCGCCCATCTGGACCAGCACGCCGTCGGTGTCCTCCGGAGGCACCGAGGTGAAGCCGAAATCCATCGGCCGCCAGATCTTCTTAGGCTTCTCGTTTTTGCGCGCCTTGAGGTCGACGCGCTGCTGCGACTTTTCATCGTCGACCTTGACGATGCGCGTGCGGATCGTCTGCGAGCGAACCGCGTCGTCATGTTCCCAAGGGAGAGCCATCAGCCAAAATTCCAGGTTGAGCCGGACTTATTGCCCTTGCCGCCGCCGGCCCCCTGGCCGTCGTAGGCACGCGGATCGACCAGGCTAAGCGTCGCGATGCTGCCATCGCTGCTTTGCCGATAGACCACCTTCTCGATCAGCATGTCCTGCGAGATATCGAGATACGGACTTTGCGTGTAGGTGAGCGCGCCAGGCGTCCAGATCTTGCCGCCGTCATCGCGGAAGCCTTGCGTCGAGATGGTGGCTTTCAGCGCCTCGCCGGCGGCGCGGTTCTTCCGGTTCTTGGCGCGCTTTTCGGCGCGGTCCTTGGTGGTGTCCTCGTCCTGCACGATGATGATCGCGCGGTGGCGCTTGACCGAACCGTCCTCCAGCTGCGCCTCGATCTCCAGATTGTCATCGCCGTGACCGAACGGGCGCTGACCGCGGACAACGATCTTGGAATAGCGGTTCTTGCCGTTGTGGTGCGCGGTGCCGGACAGGATGTTGACGCCCTCCAGGAGCGGGCCATTCCGCTCCGAGCCGGCCTTGGTGATCTTGGCATTGCCTTCCGGCGTGCCGGTGATCGTCATGCCCTGCTGGCGCGCTAGCTTTTCGACGCAACGGAAACAGGTCTCGCCCTGGGTCAGCTGGTACTGCTCAACCTTCTCCAGCTGCTGATCGGTCTCCCATTTGGCGCCGTAGTTGCTGGAAATCTCCTGGCCGATTTCAAGCGGGTCCTTGTTCTCGAACTGACCGGTGTCGTGTTCCGCCGAGCCATCGACCAGGTCGGCGGACTTCGATCTGCCGCTGACGTGGATCTCCGCGCGCCGCCCCGCGAACGTCGGCTCGCGGCTATCGACATGCCCGACCAGGACCAGGTCGCCGGAGAGCGAGATCGACACATCGGCGCCGACCGCAAAGATCGCGTTCGTTGCCGCGGCGCCCATCTCGGCGGCGACGGTGAAGGCGAACTCGCGCGCCGCCTCGTTGAAGGCGGCGCTGACCTGGCACTCGGTGAAGGCGTCGTAGGAACCGCCGCCGGCGCTGATGGTGATCTTTTCGTGGCCCATTACTCGATCAAAGCCTCGAACGTTGGAGGGATGAACGCCGGATCGGCGACGCGATTGCGGTTGACGATCTCCATCGCACGGTTCGGGTCTTTGTAGAAGCGCCAGGCCCAGTAGAGCGCCGGCATCGACTGGTTGGCATCGACGTTGCGGACCGGCGCCAGGTCGATGATCGCCAGCGACAGGTAGTTGACCGCCGCGTCCCGAACCGCGGTGATCTCCTGGAATAGCCGGTGCTCGGTGGCGCTGATGCTTTCGAGCTCGGCGTCGAGATACTCCACGACGTTTCCGCGGAGCGTCAGAGCGGCCTGGCGATCGGAGAGCGGCGCCTGGGCCACCGCCTCGGCATAGGCGCCGATCGTCGCCAGGCGAACCACGCGGGCGGCCTCCTCGGCGTTGACAGCCTCGGCATACCGCCGCGGCGTCGCATAGCTGGAGGCGACGATCTCGCGCGGCGCCGGCAGCGCCTGGATGACGTCCTCGATCGAGCGGACCGCGACCGATGGATCAATGCCGGCAGAGACCGCCCGCATCGCCGCGACCAGGCGCGTCGGCGCCTCGGAGCGGGTATCCGGATCCGCGATCAACGCCGGGATTGCGTCGTACAGGGCAAACAACTCGTTGCGCTGCGCGGCGCTCACGACCAGGTCGACCGGGCTGGAGGTCCGGAGCGCGTCGATGGTCGCGACGCCATCGAGCAGGCCGTTGACCGCGGCATCGATGACGAAATCCGGCATCAGGTTCGTGAGCAGATTTCCGACGAAGGTCGACGCGACCTGTGTCGCCAGGTTGTCGACCGCGATGAACGTCGCGTTCGACAGGATCGCCGTCGAGATCAGCGAGTGCGATGCGCCATCGCGTGAGAAGCGCAGGTTATGAGCGATATACCCGTGCTTGTCCTTGTCGCGATCGCGCTCGAACTCCAGACACTTGACCAGGATCGGACCGTGCGTCGGCAGGACGAGGATGCCGGCGCCGCGTGTCGCACAGATCGACATCACCGAGGATGCGTTCGCGTCGGCGCTGTTGCCGACGCAATACGCTGTCACCCGATAGCGGCGGACGCCTTCGCCGAGGTCCTCCAGGAACGGCTCGTCCCGCATCGGGAACTCATGCTCCACGATGCGTCGCGAGCCGCCCTCGTTGTCCCGCTCAACGAAAAACGGCACCCCTTTGTAGGATGCCGCCCAGAGCGTCTTTAGCCAGTTTCGCGCGATCGACATCAGTACACTCCTGAGAACCCCGTCCCGCCAGGCGCCTGCGCGTCCGGCGACGATCGACCGGTCGAGCCCGGACCATTGCCGCCGATACTCTGCAGCCTGCCGCTGATCTCCGCCGAGAGCTTCTTCATTTCGTCGACCACCTGGATCAAGCCGCTGCTATCCACAACGAACTTGAAGGTGCCCTCCATCTCGCCGGAGACCTCGCCCTGCACGTTGACGTTCGCGCTCTTCTCGACATCGGCCTGCGACTGCAGGCCGGTGCCGTAGGTCATGGTTTGCGTCACGCCAGGCGCCGACAGCTGCGGCGCGTAGCGCGCCGCCTCCGCACGCAAGCGAGCCGCCGATGTCGCGTCGGCGCCCTGCCGACCGAGGCCTTCCCAATATTCCTTTGATCGGAAGCCCTTCGCCGAATAGTCGCTGCCCATCGGGTCTTCGCCAGCGGGATACGGGACATCGCGTTTTCCGAGACCGAGCCAGGTCGGATCGATGCCGGTCTTTTTGTCCATATCCAGCAGCCAGTTCACACCGGACTTGACGCCCTCGACCTCCCTGGCGGTAGCATCCCAATGCTTCTTGCCTTCCTTCAGGAAGCGATCGAGCCACCCGCCATCCTTGTAGCCCTCGCCGATGGCGTCGCCGAGCTTCTGAATGCCGGACGAGAGCCGACCGAGCGCGTCGGCGGTGGCATCCATCACCGGAGCCTGCCCCGCCAGCGTGCGCAGCTGGGCCAGGACGGCCTCGTAGGCAACGAACGGGTCCTTCTGCATCAGCGGTCCGGCGGCTTCCAGACCAGGCGCGCGGCCGAACTGCGGCTTCTTCCCCTCGTACTGCTCGCGCTGCGTCATCAGCTTGGAGAGCACATCACGCGCCGACGAATTCGAGTAGGCGCTGCCCAGGAACGTGTTCACGTCCTCGGCCTTTGCCGGATCGAGCTTCGCCCGCTTCATCGCCTCGCTGATGTTCTTCCATGCCCACTCGTCGGGCTTGCTCATCATCAGCGAGCGATCGACGAACTGACCGCTCTTGTCTCGGAGGCCGTACTGCCGACCGTAGTCCTTTGCCTTCGCGGTGGCTTGCACCTCCTGCTGCATCATCATCGCCAGCGAATTGCCAGCGCGATCGGCCCCCATGTCCTGCGCCAGCGCGACGCCGGTGGTGTAGAGGAACCGATTGTCGATGGTGGCGCCGGCGGATTTCATCCGCCGAGCCATCGTCATCACGTCGCCAAGGTTCATGTCGGCGCCTTCGACACTCTGAGCCTGGACAAAGCCCTGCGCGAGTTGTCGGATTTCCTTCGGGTCGACGTTCTTCCCGAGGTTGTCCAGCGCCTTGAAAAACTTCCGGCCCTCCTCGACCGCCGCGTCCTTGCCCTTCAACGACTGCATCACGGTCGTCATCTGGCCGATCGTGTCGGCGAGCTCGATCGCCATGTCGACCGAACGCGTGCTCATCGCGGTATCGCGGAGCCGCTCGTGCATCGTCATGCTGTCGATAGACTTAAACTTCTTGGACTGCTCGAGTGCAGCCGCCTCCAGGCGCTTGCTGTCCTCGTCGCTGAGACCGGCCAGGTAGTCGCGTGCGCTTTCGCGCTGCGCGGTGGCCGCCGAGGTCACGCCAGCCTTCGCGACGCGATAGCCGGCATAAGCGCCGCCGGCCATCGCCAAGCCGCGGGAGGCAACAGACGTAGCGGCGGAGACCATCGTCGAGCGCCAGCGCTTATGCGCGCCAGCCGCTTCGTCGATGCCGGACTTCATCTTGCGCCAGTGCTGGACCTCGCGATCGACCCATGCCGCATCGGCGCGGAAAAAATGCTCGGCCTTCGGACGCGCGGCGCGCATCTCGTTCTCGAACGCCATCCGGCGGCGCCGGACGTCCATCAACTCCTTTTCGGAGAGCTTCAGGCGCTTCAACTCGGCATCGAGGCTGCCGGTGAACTTCGGCGCCTTGACGTCGCCGAGCGCCTTCGCGTTGTTGGTCAGGCCCTTGATCTTCTGAGCCAGGCGATCGAATACCGCGCCGGTTTTGTCGGCCGCCGAGATTACGGCTTTGGCTTCGATCGTCCTGCTCATTGCTTGGACCCTTTGCCCTTGGTGGCAAGGCGACGGTTGAGAACCGTCGCCCAATAATCAATCTCGCCGATCGAGAGGCTGCTCGCCTCGCCGATCGTCAGGACCCGGTCGACGAAGATGAGCCGTTCAACGATCTCTTCAATAGCGCCTGCCGGGCGGCCTCGAAAAAATCGAATACCGCGTCCTTCAGCTGGATGGTGTCGGCGAGGCCGCATTGATTGAGCAGCGCGGGATCCTTCGGCTCGATAACGAGGCGCTGGATATAGGCCTCGACGATATCCTCCTTTTCGGAGGTGAACATCACGCCGCCCTCGCTGCGGCCGAACGCGCGCGGCTCGCCGAGCGACATGATGTCGGGAAACTTCGGCGCCCGCATCACCACTTGCGTGATCTTGCTCGAGCCGGCGCCCTCGATCGGTTCGAGCAAGTCGATGGTCTTGTTGGATAGGACCGTCATGTTTTGTCCTGGAGTTGGAGGATGGATCAGCGAATGGTCTTGTAGCTGTCAGCTGCGAGACCGAGGCCGGAGACCTCGCCGGTCGACGTATCGAGCGTCGGCTCGCCGGTAAAGAAGCCACCGGTCAGGATGTGCGTCAATTTTTGACCGTCGATCTCGACGAAGGTGATCGGCAGGTTTTCGAGCTCCATGATGTTCTCGGACCACCGGAGCGGCTCGCCGTCGATATCGACAAAGCGATCGAAGGTGATCTCCGCGGTCCGCGCCTTCGGAGCGACGGTTCGGTACACCGTCCCGTCCTGGTTAGCGCCCGCGGAAACATTGATATTGCTCACGTTGAGCGTGATGACGCCGCGCGCGGAATAGGTGCGGCCGTCGATGACGGTCGACACGCGACCGCCCGAAGTGTGCGACATAGGAAGCCTCTCTGGTTTCGGATCAAAGGACGGTGGCGCGCGCGGCTTTTAAGGCCGCGCGCGTGGTGACGATCAAGGCGTGCCGGTCAGCGGATACTCCGGATAGGTCGTCACGTTGGCCGCGAAGATGCGGAACTGGTTGACGACGTTCACCGGCAGATAGGCGTTGACGCGGTTCGGATCGGTCGACCGTTCCACGACCAGGTACCGAGCGAACAGATCCGACTGCTCCACCAGGCCGCCACTCTCGAGCTCAACATAGGCGTGGACGCATTCCGCCTTGATGATCTTCGGCGTGACGATCGCCGGGTTTGCCGACGGGTTGTCATCGGCGAGAGCGTGCCGACCAAACTTCTGCGTGATCCGCTGCTTCATGTAGCGGACGAAGTAAACCATCTGCAGCCGGGTCTCGATGTCCAGCCAGGTGGTGTCCTGCTGGCCGTACGCATTGACCTGGTAGGTGGTCACGGTGCGATCGAGATAGACAACGCCATCGACCGCGGTCGTGTAGCCGGCGATGCCGTCATAGTACAGCTGCTGGCGCTGGGTGATCGTGAACCGATCGATCTTCGCCTGCGGCGGACGGATGCCGACGAGCTCGAGCTTATGGCCAGGTCGGCTGATGCGGTACGCCTGGTCGACTTCGCCGCCGAGGTTCTTGTCGTTCGCCATGCGCGCGCCATAGGCCGCCGCCCAGCGCCAGGGCGGCGACGGCGACGCCGCAACGCCCATGATCGACACATTCGGATCGTTGCGACCGTTGCCGAACGAAGCGAGGTTGGACATCGTGTCGAACAGCGACGTGAAGTAAACGCCGTACAGCTGCTGGATCGGCGCCCAGCGACCCGAGACATCGCCCAGGAAATCCCGGATGACGTCGAGCGAGGTCGTGTCGGCGTAGGGAGCGCAGATAAAATCGTACTCCTCGTCGCCGAGCGCGGCGAGCGGCGTGCCGAGCGTCGGCGTGCCGGTGCCGGTGACGCCGGCGGCGATCGTCAGGTGGGTCTGGAGCGGGCCCTCGTCGCCGACCAGGTCCTTGGAGATGTTGAGCTTGTTGCCGAGCGCGCCGACGTTGCGAACCGTCAGGGTTACGACGTTGGTCGCGGCGGCGGCGCTGACCGGGAAGGTAAGCGGGCGGCCGAACTTCGTATAGCCCTTGTTGATTTCCGCCGCGAGATTGGTGGCAACCACCGCGTTCGTGTCGGCAGCCGCGACCGCAATCGAGACCTTCTCGCCGGCGACATAGACCGACAGCGTGCCGGTCGAACCGAGGATGCCGACAGCGACCGTGATGGTGAAGGTTGCGGCGACGCCGGCCGGATCGGCGATCGGCATCAGCCAGATCTCGCCAAAGGGATGGTTCTGCCGCGCCCAGACCGCCATCTCCGACAGCTGCGAGCCGGCGCCCGCGAGCGCCTGCGCATCGCCGTCGAGGCGTACCGGCGTGTTGACCGGCGCGGTACCGGTCGAAAGGCGCTGACCGATCAAGAGCGTTCGGCTCGGGCCCTGGTAGGGAGACTGCCCCGCATTCACTTCCGCATAGAACAGCGGGACGCGAATACCTGCGGGGATATTGTTAAACGAAACGGACATTGCGTCCTCCTGGTTGGAACGGGACTACGGTGAGCCGGCGCGCGATCAGCGGCGCCGGTTGTGCGGAGCAGGCTCCGCGGGTGCCTTCTCAGGAGCAGGCAGCGCCGCCTTTTCGGTCTCCTGGGTCTCTTGCTTGCGGTCGCTGCCGATCTCGGCGGTCTTGGCGTCGTCGATCGCGATCTCGCCGGTCATAATCAGGCGCTCGTAGTAGACCGAGCGCGGGACGACCGCGCCCTCGGCCGGCATCACGTTCGAATTGCGATCGGGCATGCGAACCCGGGCGCCTTCGGCAGGCTTCACAAAAACGAAAACAGACATGGGTGTTCCTTTCTCGAAAGATGAGCGGAAGCCCGGGTGAGACCCGGGCGTGGTGGGGTTTTGGATCAAACGAGCAGAGCGGCCGGCTGCGTATTCAGCTGGACCGAGGAGCGCGCAAGCGCTGACGCCGACGCCGACGCCAGGCCGGTGCCAATTGCGATGATCCGCCCCTCGCCAGAGGCGGAGGCGATCGCGTTGGAGTTCGCAGCCGCCGCGACGATCGCGGATCCCGCGCCGGAGGCGGCCGCGATCGCAGCCGAGGAG